CGGTCTGGAAAGCCGGCGCTGCGGTTTTCGGACGGTGCACACGAGCAGTCCCACGCGGATGTAGCTCAATGGTAGAGCCTCAGTCTTCCAAACTGATTACGCGGGTTCGATTCCCGTCATCCGCTCCTTTGAAAACGTTGCAATTCCGCCGTTCCCAAGCCTAAAACTAACGGAATCGCATAGTTGTTACAGCCTTGCCAAACTGTCGAAATGTGTTGAAATGTCGCCAATCGTGTTGACTGTAGGACGTACAATAGGCCGTACTTCTGCGGTAGGATAATATCAGCGCTGAAAGAACGCGAGTTCGCGAATCGGAGGACTGAAAAATGGCTAGGGACAGGCGAAGGACGCAGGGCAGCGGCGGCATATACACCCGCCCCAACGGCATGACCGTCTACGTGCTCGAACTGCCCAAAGATCCGGTGACCGGAAAGCGAATCCGGAAATCCTATGCCAGCAAGGACCCGCAGAAGGCCAAGCAGAAGTGGCTCGACGCCCGCGACAAGTACATCCGCACCGGCGTCCTCAAGTCCGACAGCACACCGTATCTCAAGGACTGGCTCGGGCGATGGCTCGAGGAATACAAGGCACCGCACGTCAAGCCGCGCGTGCTGGAGACCTACCGCAGCGATGTGAAGCTGATCTGCGCGAGCATTGGAGCCGTGCGGATAGGCGACCTCACCGTGCGGCACGTCGCCAAGCTCGAGAAGGACATCACCGCAGGCCATAGCAGCAAGACCGCGCTCAACGCCTACAGGCGATTGAAGAACGCCTTGGCCGACGCGGTGGGCGCCGACCTGATAGACCGCAACATCTGCGATAGGGCCGACCCGCCGCGAGTCACCGCGAACCCCACGGCCATACTCGAAACCGGCCAGCCCGGAAGACTTATCGAATCGGCCGGCGCGAAGCCCGACGCCGCGAAGCCGCAGCGCGGGCGGCATCCGTTCCCCGACTCGGACGACGACCGCGCGATGTGGCGTCTCATGTGGCGTCTCGCCTTCGAGACCGGCATGCGACAGGGGGAGCGCTTCGCCCTGACTCCCGCCGACCTCGTGACCGTGGATGGCACGCCCACCATCCATGTGCGCCACGAATTGCAGCGGTACCGCAAGGGCGCGGATATTCCGTCATGGCTCAACGCCACGCGGATAGGCGACAGCGGCGTATGGATGGTGCCCCCGAAGACGGAGCGCGGACAGCGCCTCGTGCCCGTCAGCAAGACACTATGGGACGATCTGTGGGCGTGGGGGAGCGGCCATGACGTCGCGTCTGGCGGGCTGCTGTTCACGCGCAAGGGCGGGCCGCTCACGAACCCCGTGGAGCGCCGCAGGTGGATAATGGCGCTCGACGCGGCCGGACTGCCCTACGTGACCATCCGCAGCGCGCGGCACTACTTCGCCACGCAGCTCGCCATCGCCGGAGCCAGCGAGGACGCCCGCAAAAGCATCATGGGCCACGCCGAGATCAGCACCACGGCGGGGTACACGCATTGGTCACCCAAGGCGCTCGCCGAATTGACCGGCAAGACCGCGCTCGCCATCGAAGACGGCAAGGCGTCAGGTGCGGAAGAAGGCGATTAAATACCGTCGAATTCGACTATATTTAGTGGTCGCATCACTGCTTTATCCACGTTCCGCATGATCTCGATGTGAATGAACTCGCGGTCGATGGAATCTGCACTGTGACACTCGGTGCCCCGACGATGAAATCGTTTTGCATGGTCGCACCGTTTGCGTCGCGCAGCTCCCAATAGCAATCGCTGACTTTCTCCGTCGATGTCTTCCATGTACCCGGTTTCATCTCAGTGCCTATGGCGTAAGTCCCATCATCCAGAACCTCTCCAGCCGCCCTTTTTGCGCTTAGTTCACTATTCGCTCCGATGGCCGCTTCGGCGTTCGCTTTGATTTTTTGCGCCTCCGAATGGCCTGGGCAGATTGTCAGCGCGGCCAACGCTTCCTTTGCCTGAGACTCGTTTACGAGTGGATTGTCGTTCGACGACTCAACCGAGCTCCCGCGATTATCGACTGGGTATCCGATGGTTGTGGCACAGATTCCATACAGCGTACCTATGGAAGAGCCTTCGGTGTAACCGGCCTCCTGCACGGCCTTTCGATCAATGGCATTGAGGTCGCCGGACTCGTATCTGCCTTCGCAGTTCGTCAGCCCGCCAAACTGCCTTACTGCATCGATCGACCGATAGTCAACGTACTCGTCGTTTCCCGATTTATCCTTGAGCCTATTGCCCTGCTTGTCGTACGTGGCGCAGGTGTAGGAGATTTCAAGCGGACGTTCCGTTGGGGTTGCCGTCGCAGACGTTGCATCAGCCCCTTCTGGAGCGTCCGAAGATGGGCTTGCATTCCAAGACAACCCGCATCCAGCCAATCCCATCAATGCGATAGCGCTCAGCAGCGCCGCTAATTTCCTTCTCATCTTTCCTCTTCTTCCTTAGTGTCAGCGTATATCGCATTCGCAGGTCACGAAAGCACGAGCCGCTGGAAGTCTGCGACGACCTGCCGTGTCACATCCAGCTCGGCGGCGATGCGGAAGGCGTCGCCTTCATAGACGCGCTCCGCAAGCTCGTAGTCGGAGGCGGGAATGAGCAGCATTGCCGTCTCCCGCCTCGTGCGGTTCTCGGCGCGGGCATGGATGACCGGCTCGCACGCCGAGTCGTTGTGCGACCAATGCACCAGCTCATGAGCCAAGGCGCAGCGCTTCGACGTGTAATCCATTCCCCTGTCAACGACGATAAGATTGCCGCTGGCATGATAGAAGCCCTCCAGTTCCCCAGGAAGGCTTCGACTGCACACGGCGACGCCCAGCGAATCGGCATAGCGCCTCATGTCTCCGTAGGTCATCAGTGGGCCTATGGCGAGGTCATGCGCCTTCATCCGGCATCCTCTCCGCCCTCTTGCCCTTGTCTGCGTTGTGCAGTGCCGCCAGCGCCATCGGGTTTAGCTGTGCATCCGCCAGTGCATCGGCCACGAGTTCATTCTCGGTCTTCGCACGACGCCTTGCATCGTCGTATAGAGGTGCGTATCCTCGCGCCGATGCGATGAGCGACAGCGAGTCGGGGTATCCGAGCAGCGGGGCTATGGTGTCCAGCTCGGCTATGCTCCACGACGCCTTGTCATTCAGCCTGTCGCTCACATAGCTCTGCGCCTTGCGGCATATCGCTTTTGCGATATCCTTCTGGCTGATGTCCATATCGTCCATCTTGGCCTTTATAAGCGCTGAGACGATTCTATTGGTGCTTTCTTTAGCGTTCATGCGATTCAGTATATCGTATATCTGATATTTCTTCGGCGTGTCGTGTTGCAAGTATCGTATATACGATATAAGCTAGCTTTAGTTTCCAAATAGGGGACGAAAGTATATCAACAGATATCGCATATACGATATGGAGGTGAGAATGAATAGCAACTCGTTTATCACCAAGGCGATTCAAGTCAGGCTTCTGCGCCTCGGCAAGACGCAGAAGGAGATGGCCGTCGAGTCGGGATTAGCGCCATCGGCGCTCACCCGATACACCACTGGAAAAACGGCTTGGAAGATAAGCACGCTCGACAGCATTGCGCACGCCCTCGGCTGGCAGAACGCATTCGATGTCATCAGGGCGGCACGCAACGAAAAAGCTGCAAGCAGCCAGACCGTCGCGGCATGAGAAAGCCCTCGCGGCAACGAGGGCAATCAATCAGATCAAAGGAAATGAAATGACAGAAACAAGTATATCAAAGCTTGAAGCACTGCGGGATGAGGCCGACCGCGTGTGCATGCTGACCGGCCTGAAATTCACGGTGGACGAGGACAAGGGAAGGGCCGGGTGCTTCGCGCTCAAAAGCCTTTCCGGCGTCGTCCAGATGCCCCATACGTTCGACGGCATCAACGGGTATCTGGACGCGCTCTCCTACGCGCACCTCAAAGGATGGCTGATATGAAGCGCATCAAAGCGGAAAGCGACATGACGCCAGCGGAATGGCTGGCGATCAGGAAGCGCGCGCGCATGACGCGCGCCATGCTCCACAGGTCCTACGGGTTCACGGAGGCCAAGCAGGAGGCATACGAGTCAGGCACCCGGAAGATAACGCCGGAGGACGCGGACTACATGCGCAAGGTCGGCGAGCTGTTCCCCGGCTTCAAATGGGGGGGGCGAGCGATGAAGAGAATGCTTAGGCGTCTGGCCGTCATGGCGCTCGCCGTCTCCCTCGCGGTCTGCTTCCTCATGCTGGTTGGCAGCAGCTACTACGAGACCCCGGTGCGCGACATCGTTCTGCTCGCCGCCTACTGCGCGAGCGGGGCCGAGCTGTTCCGCCTGCTCGTGGGGAGGCATTGGAATGACTAGCGTACTCGCGGACGTGAAGCTGCTCGAATACTGGACGCCACGTCAGGCGGCGAGAGTGCTCAACATCCCCGAGCGGGAGGTGCGCCGCGCGATGGCCGACCGCAGCCTGCGCCGCTATTTCTTCGGCAGCTCGACCCAGAAGATCAACGCGGAAGAGGCCCGCGACTGGGCGCATTCAGCGCCATCGAGGGAAGGCGGCGAATGGCTGTGATCGAAGTCGAACAGCATCTCGCCCGCACTCTCGCGGCATCCCCTTATCCGCTCGCATGGTTCGAAGCCTACCCGAGCGTCATCTACAAGCTAATCAAACAACTACGAAAAGGAAACTGAAATGAAGATCATCGAATTGCAGGCGGAGAACGTGAAGCGGCTCAAGGCCGTGGATATCACGCCGGACGAGCATCTGCAGATCATCGGCGGCAGGAACGCGCAGGGCAAGAGCAGCGTGCTCGATGCGGTAGCGCTCGCATTGACGGGCAAGGATGCGAGGAAGTTGAATCCGCGTCCGTTGCGTGACGGCGAGAGGAAAGGGCGGGTGAGCCTGAATCTAGGCGAGTATGTCGTGACGCGCACGTTCACCGAGAACGGTGGCGGCACGCTGAGCGTCTCCGCTGCTAACGGAGCGAAATTCACAAGCCCGCAGAAGCTGTTGGACGGCCTCATGGGGCGTCTCTCGTTCGACCCGCAGGAATTCATCGGACTGTCCGCCAAGGAGCAGTCCGAATCACTTCTTGGCCTCGTGCAGCTTCCCATAGATCTGGATGCGACGGACGCAGAGATAGCCCGCTTGGAGGGCGAGCGTCTCATCAAAGGCCGCGATCTGAAGACCAAGGGCGACTACGCACCCATCGATACCGACGCACCCGCCGAAGAGATGTCGGCCACGGAGCTGCTGGACGCCATCCAGTCGGAGCGAGGCAGGAATCATGAGATTGCCGTTTCGAGATTGGAAGCGGAGGCGACCTCGCGGAGGATAGCCGGGATCGTCAGTCAGATCGCAGCCTTGCAAGCCCAGCTCGCGGAAGCGCGGGACCTCGCAGACAAGCAGGACGAGATGATCAGGGGCCTTGGCGAGCCACATGCCACCGATGATCTCGAAGCGAAGCTCGCGAACATTGAGAATTTGAACGCAAGAGTGCGGGCGAACCGCGATGCATCCGAGCATAACGCGCAGATCGACATGGCGAAGGGCGAATACGATGCGCTGAGTCAGCGCATCGAAGCGTTGCGCGAGTCGAAAAGCAAGGCGCTGTCCGAAGCGGAGTTCCCCATCGACGGCCTTGGCTTCGACGATTCGGGAGTCACCTATAACGGCGTTCCGTTTGCTCAGGCTTCCGGCATGGAGCAGCTGCGCGTCTCGCTGGCTATCGCCATGGCATCCAACCCGACGCTGCGCGTCATCCGCATCAAGGACGGCTCGCTGCTGGATGACGAAGCGCTTGCTCTCGTGGCGAAGACCGCCGAGGACAACGACTATCAGGTGCTCATGGAGCGCGTGGGGGCCGGCGACCACGGTGCCATCATCATCGAGGACGGCATGGTGCTGGAAGCCGAGGCGAAGCAATGAGCGCCATACTGCAAAGCAATGACCTGTTCGAGGTCCAACGCTTCCGTGGACGCACGGCTGCGGAGCGCGAATCGCAGTGGCTCGACCATCGAGGCAAGGGCGTCGGCGGCTCGGACATGGGCACCATCATGGGGCTTAACAAGTATTCGACCCCCTACGAACTGTGGCTAGAGAAGACGGGGCGCAAACAGCACGAGGACATTTCGGGCCGCTGGCCGATCATCAAGGGCAATCTTCTCGAAAATGAATTGCGGCGCTGGTACCGGCGCAATCATCCCGGCCTGAAGGTCATCAGCGGCACGGACGTCAGCCTCACGTCAAGGAGGCATCCGCACATGATCGCCTCATTGGACGGCGTGATAGCGGGCGACCCGCGCGGCCTCGGCGTCCTCGAATGCAAGACGGCCTCCGCCTACCGCGCCTCCGACTGGCACGACGGCGACGGGAATCTCATAGCGCCGCCGTACTACATGGCGCAGGTCATGCACTACCTGGCCGTCACTGGCTTCGAATGGGGCGTGTTCGTGGCCGATATCGGCGAATCGTCGCCCGTCGAAGTGGAGTTCAAGCGCGACGAGGACGACATCGCCGCCGTCATCGAAGCGGCCGAGACGTTCTGGGGCTTCGTGGAGCGCGACGAGCCTCCGCGATTAATGGGCGGCGACGTGGACACGCTCTACCTGCAGGATGACGGCGACATCAGGCAGGTGGAGAGCGAAGAGCTTGAGGCGATGGCGTCCCAGTACGAGGAGATCGGCGACGTCATGGCGAATCTCAAGAGGCAGAAGGACGATCTGGCCGGGAAGATCAAGGCGCTCGTAGGCGAAAGCAAGGGCGTCATGTCCGGACAGTGGAAGGCCACCTACTCGCTCACCCACTACAAGCAATCAGTCAGGCAGGCGTACGACACCCGAGTGCTGCGCGTCACGAGAATCAAGGAGAAGTAATCATGGGAAATCTGTCACAGGCCACGCAGGGCCAGCAGTTGCAGCGTCTCGACCCGAAGCGCAGCCTCAAGGCGGTGCTAGAGAAGAGCTGGCCGCGCATTCAGGCGGTCATGCCGCGCGAGATGAACGGCAACCGGCTCTACCAGATGTACGTGAGCACGATAAACCGCGAGCCGGAATTGGCGAACTGCTCGGTGGAAAGCGTGCTGAGCTGCTTTATGAAATGCACTTCGCTCGGACTGGAGCCGAGCAATGTGAACGGCCTCGGCATGGCGTACCTGCTGCCCTACGGCAACAAGAACCACCAGACCGGGCAGAAGGACGCCACGCTGATAATCGGCTACAAGGGCATGATCGAGCTGGCCCGCAGGTCTGGCGAGATAAGGGACATCAGCGCCCGCGCCGTGCACGAGGGCGACGAGTTCTCGTACAGCTATGGGCTTGGAGAGGAATTGCGCCACGTCCCGTGCGACAAGCCCGGGCGTCTCACCTACGTGTACATGGTCGCCAACTTCAAGGACGGCGGGCACTACTTCAACGTCATGAGCCTCAAGGAGGTGGAGGCGGCGAGGAACCGCAGCAAGGCCGGGCAACGCGGGCCGTGGGTCACCGACTTCGAGGCGATGGCGAAGAAAACCGTGATACGCCGCTCGTTCCCGTTCCTCCCCGTGTCTGTCGCAGCGCAGAGCGCGGCGGTCTCCGACGAGACGACGCCCGACTATTCGGACGTTTTCAGGCCGGTCATCGACGACGAGCCGCAGGCCACCATCGAAGCAGCGGAGGAAGCGCCGGCAGAAGCCGCGACCGAGGCTACACGCGAGGAAGAGGCAAACCAATGAGCGACGATTTCACAGTCATCACCAGCATCGAGGACGTGCGCAAGGGCGATATCGCGGTCATGAGAAGCGGCAACCGTTATGCAGTTCTGCGCACGGACAAGTCCACTATGCCGCTGCTGGTGAATTCAATCGAAGACGGAACCCATCGGTGGCTCTACAGATCGGAGTTCGACCATGCGGAGCGAGCGAAGCCGAAGGTTCCGACAGCTCCCGGCTTCTATCGGGACAAGGACGGCGACATCTGGGGTGTCAGTGGCGTTGGCGCGAGAATGATCGAAGTCGCGGGGAAAACAGTAATCGCTGGAGGAACGACAAAAGCGCTCTCCGAAGTTCTTGCGCCCTATGCGCCCGTGCATTTCGAGCCGGGCGTGACCGCATGCTGACCGGCCAGCTCATAACCCGATGGTGCAAGCACTGCCATCGCCCGGACACGGGCGTGGACAGGTGCCCGCACGCCATCGACCCGCGCTACCCGTGCCCGTACGACCGCGAGCATAAACGGCGCATCGAACGAATCAAACATCTAGGAAAGTAGGAAAAATCATGGCAGGCGAGACGACTCTCACCATCGCGGGCAACCTCACGGCCGACCCCGAGGTGAGAAGCACGCAGAACGGCACGAACGTGGCTAATTTCACCATCGCGAGCACCCCGCGCACGTTCAACCGGAACACGAACCAGTTCGAGGACGGGGCGGCATTGTTCATGCGGTGCGCCGCGTGGCGCGAACTGGCCGACCATGCGTCGGCGACGCTCCACAAGGGCATGCGAGTCATCGCGCAGGGACGATTGTCCCAGCGCTCGTATCAGGCGAACGACGGGACGAACCGCACCGTGGTCGAAATGACCGTGGACGAGATCGGGCCGAGCCTGCGCTACGCGACCGCTCAGGTGACGCGCGTGCAGAACGGCAATGGCGCTCAGCGCTCGAATGCCCCTCAGGCTTACAGCAGCGCACCTCAGAGCGCCGCATGGCAGCAGCCGCAATCCGCCGCACCCGCCGCGAACGGCGCTCAGAACGGCGCTCCCGCAGACCCGTGGGGTGGCAATTACAGCAATGACTTCGCGGGAGGCGGCAACGATGAGCCGGAATTCTGAGAATCTGCCTAAGCATGACGTGACGTTCCGCGCGAAGCTGGGGCGCAGCGGCCATCAACTGCTGCTGTCAATCACCGAATCGTACGCGGTCGGGCCAATCGCCAATACGACGAAGACCTACCGGCTGTACCCGGAGGACGCGGTGAAGCTCGCCCGTCAGCTCGCCGAGTCCGTGCAGCGCATCGGCAATCCGGAGGCCGACGATGCGGACGAATAAGACGCCGCCCGACGTGGAGCCCACGTGCCCCTGCTGCGGCGACTACCTATGCGGGGGAGTATGCCCCGCGTGCATGGAAGAAGCGAAATACGAAGCGGACGACGAACGCTCGCTCAGACAATGGAAGGGGGAGGGATGAAATACATCAGCACGTTCAGCGGCATTGAAGCGGCCTCTGTTGCTTGGATGCCGCTGGGCTTTCAGCCGCTGGCGTTCAGCGAGATCGAGCCGTTCCCCTGCGCCGTACTCAAGCACCATTATCCCGATGTGCCCAACCTCGGGGATATTACGAAGATAGATTGGAGTCCCTATGTGGGAGCAGCCGACATACTTGTGGGCGGATCGCCTTGCCAAAGTTTCTCCGTCGCCGGAAACCGAGCCGGTCTCGAGGGAGCTTCCGGGCTTATGCTCGAATATGTTCGAGCGGTACGCGAGCTCCGTCCTCAATGGTTTGTCTGGGAGAACGTCCCGGGAGCGCTCAGCAGTTCGCACGGGGAGGATTTCCGATGCCTCCTCGAAAGCATGGATGAACTCGGGTACGGTCTGGCATGGCGAATACTGGACGCGCAGTTCTTCGGGGTGGCCCAGCGACGCCGCCGTGTGTTCGTTGTCGGCCATCTTGGAGATCGACGCGCCTGCGAAGTACTCTTTGAGTCCGAAAGCCTGCGCCGGAATCCTCCGTCGAGCCGCGAAAAGAGGCAAGCCCTTGCCGGACGGTCTCAAGGTAGCGCTGGAGATGCAGGCCGCAGCCTGACCCCGTGGGACACCCAATCGCGTCGGCTGTATTCGCAATCCGGACCATATCCTCCACTTGACGCCAGGACCGGCGGTATTGGTGCGGACGGGAGAGCGGTGGTCGCCGCCTTCAGTGCGGGTCAGTCGTCCACGTCCGGCTCGTTGGGTTTCGGCGAGGAGATTGCGCCGACATTGCGGGCGAACGGTTCGGGGACAAACCAGGTGCCGGCCGTCTACTGCGGAGCGAATAGCGGAGCGAATAGCGCGGTCGAGCGGGACATGAGCCCCACTCTGACTGCGCACGAAGCCAAAAGCTCCAGCTATGTGTTCGACTGGCAAGCCTCGGCATCGCGAGCATTGGCGCTGGAGGCTGATATCGCCCCACCGTTGAGGGCAAATATGCAAAGTGGCGGGAGATCTCCGGCCCATTGCACCAAAGGTCTAATCCGTCGTCTGACGCCCGGCGAATGCGAGCTGCTCCAAGGCTTTCCCCGACGCTGGACCGATATCCCTTGGCGGGCAAAGCCGCACGCGCCCGACACGCCGCGCTACAGGGCGCTTGGGAATAGCATGGCGGTTCCCGCCATGCATTGGATCGGGAAAAGAATACAGGAGGTTGAGCAATGACCCGGAGTAGGTCGAGCGCGAAGGCGGCTTCAGGCGGCACTGCTCGAGAAGGGGGCGGGGGAATGCTCAAGGTAACCATTCCCGTCACCCTGTCCGGAGGTAAGGGAGGCACGTGGTTCACAGCCAACAGCCGACTTCACTGGCGGGAGAAGGGGAGGCGCACGAGGATGGTGCGAGCAATGGCGAAGTACGAGGGTCTGGGCGTGCGCAGCATCCACCGGCTGCCACGTCCAGCGTTCGCAAGGGCGCACGTGACCGCCATCATCCGTTTCAGCCGCGACGGAAGGCATGACCCCGGCAACGCATCGACCGTGGTCAAGGCCGCGGTGGACGGATTGACCGACGCCGGTTTCTGGGCGGACGACGACAGCACGCACGTCATCGGCCCCGACTACCGGATAGGCGAGCCGACCCGCCAGAGCGGCGTCTACCGCATCGAGCTGATAGTGGAGGACGCATCATGAGCACGGCGAAGGAAGAGGCGGAGCGGCGTTATCCGTCGCGCTACTGGCCGAACCATGAGCCTGACGGGGACTATCCCGGAAAGCTCATGTATCTGGATGGCGTCACGACCGACGATCTGCGGGAAGCCTTCGAGCAGGGCGCGGACTGGCATCGGGAGCAGCCGCACACGCACGGACAGTCGGAGGCGGCGGCGAAGGCGATGGTCGCGGAACTGCACGAATACAACCACGATTTCCCAGCTTGGGACGATCTGGACACGGAGACGCGCGACCACGCAAGGATATTCGCCACCATCGCGCTCGAAGCGGCGAGAGGGGCGGCGGACGATGGCTAGGCGAGGGTATGCGAAGCTGAGCAACGACTTCTATATGAGCGGCAAGGTGCGCGAGATTCGCGCCATATGCCCATCCGCACTGGGGGTCTACGCGATGCTGATATCGTACGCATCTGACAGGCTCACGGACGGAACCATGGACAAGCGCGACGCGCTTTACCTGATTGGCGCTACCGATACCGAACTGGACGCGCTGTGTGCAGTTGGTCTCTTGGTGGCCGACGGCGACGAAGGGTATGCCATCCATGACTACCTTGACTACCAGCAGAGCCGAGAGACAGTGCAGCATAGGCGCGACGAAGACCTGAAGCGGCAGTCGAAGCATCGTGACAAACCGACTGTCACGCAACCGTCACGCCGTGACAAACCGACTGTCACGCAACCGTCACGCCGTGATTGCGGGGTAAACACAAGAACACAAGAACCAAATAAAGATATACCCCCTAGCGGGGGTATACAGAAAAATCCGCCCGAACCCGATTCCGGGGAGTATTCGCAGCCCTTCGAGCAGTTCTGGGCCGTCTACCCGTGGCAGACCGACAAGCCCGGAGCCTACGCGGCATTCCGGCGCTCCCAGCGCAAGACCAACCTCACGACGCTCATCGCCGCAGCCCAGCGCTACGCCGCATGGCTGCAAGAGCCGGACGCGCCGCACTGCATGAAGCCGGGCACATGGCTCGACCGGGAAAGCTGGCTCGACCATCCGCAGCCCAAGCGGAAAGCGAGGGCATCGCCCGGCAACTGGCCGACCCGTACCGACCGTGCCACCGCCGAATGGCAGCAGGACGCGGAAATCTACCGCAATCTCAAAGCACAGGAAGGAGAAACGCATGCTATCGCCAGCTGAGGCATGGAAGCTGCTCACCATCATCAAGCACACGGACGGCCGACTAGTCGCGCAGCAGGACGCGACACTATGGGCGGTCACCATCAGCCAAGCGCTTCCCGGCGCGACCTTGGAGCAATGCATGAGCGCCTACGCCGAATGGCAGACGGTAGAGCACCGCACCCCATACGTGCAGCCCGGAGAGATCGTCGCCATCGTCAAATCGCATCATCCGTCGAAGCGGCTCACCGAGGCGGACATCGGGCGCATGCTCGACCCGCTCGACCTGACTGCCGACGAGAGGTGGGCCGCGCGAATCGGCCTCATAGCCAACGTCAACAAGGGCATGCCGCAGCCAATGGCGCTAGCCAAGGCGCTCGACGCGGCGAGAGGGCGTCTGCTGCCAGCCGCGCCATCCAGACCAAAGAAAACCAGCAACCATCATTTCGCCGGACGCCTGACGCTCGGCGATGTCATCGGAAGGGACGTGAAATGAAATTCACGAAAATCGTCACGGCGAAGATCTATCCGGATATTTTCAAACGCATCGAGACTGGGAGAAAACTATTCGAAGTTCGGCTCGAGGACTTCCAAAACGCTGACTTCATCCGCTACGTCTCATCCGAGGATGGCGCGACGCTCGGCATCTACAGGCTGGGGCATGTCAAATCGGAGATTGGCGGACACGATTACAGCCTGCTCGCGCATATCTCGAATACGACCATCCGCGAGGCGTACGACCTGTTTCACGGCGATGCCGACTGTCGGCCGATATATGTGGCGGAGATTTGCGAACGAGTGGAGTTGTCTGAAATCTTCGCAAAGGACAAATCATGACACTGCAGAAGATAACCCGCGACATGCCAGAACCGGAAGAGTTCGGCAGCTTCCTCGTATGGGAGGACAGCGACAATCTGGAATGCCTGCTCACCCATCTGGCCGAGAACGACATCCCATGGATAGACGCCGAAGCCGAATGGGACTGGCCCGATATCCGAATCACATATCTCGGCTACGAGATCGAATCGCTGGCCGGTTTCGAGCGCCGCATCCGCAGGGAGGCGCTGGACGTCACCGACGCCGAATGCGATGTGTTCGCAACGGCTGTGGACGGAGCTGGCATGTGCGTCTCCGGATACGCGATACGCGAGGGTCTGCGAGCCGTGGCCGTGTCACGGGAGCGCAGGTCATGAACTACCGCAAGACGCCAGATGATTTCGGAGACGGGCCGGAGTTCGTCATGGAATCGTCCGTCTACTGCCCGTACTGCGGGTCAGAGCAGGAGATGTGCGACATGCCCGCCAATTGGGGCTGGGGGGACAGCATCGAACTCGAATGCGAGTCATGCGGACGCGCATTCAACGCCCAATATGACATCAGCTACAGCACGCAACAGATCGAGGACAAATCATGAACGAGACCATCGGACAGCTGAGGCAAATCAGCGAGAGACTGTTCCACCAGTCCAGCGTGTACGCCGAACAGGAGCACGACGAAACCCGCGCCGAACAGTGCAGCAGGGCGTCGGACCTGATCGCCATGGCCGTCAGCGAACTGGAGGACGCATGAGCACCACCCGGAATGAGACGGCGGACGAGCGCGACCGCGAGCGCACATACACGTCCGACGACATGATGGACGCCTACCTGCGCGGCAAGACAGCCGGATACGAGCAGGCGATAAGCGAAAGGCGGGACAGTGAGCAGTGAGTCCAAGTGCCCGGTGTGCGACGGCATGGTGCGCGGCGGCATGCTCTGCAAACAGCATCGCCGAGAGCTGGCCGGCGCACTGCACTCGCTGCGCCTCGGCGTCTACGAGCTGACCGCCATAGCCCGGCGCGAAGTACGGCTCGGCGGTCAGGGCCAAGGCCACGCGCATCCAAGCGAAGCGCCCACGCCTCTCGACCTGAGCGCCGCAGACCTGCTCGACCAAGCGGCCGACGTGCTCAGCCAAGCCGCAGCCAGCATCAACCGGTACGGCGGCAAGCCGCAGCAGCTCGTCCGCCTGTGCATCGGCCACGTCGGCGAACTCGCTTCCGCCCGCGACTGCAAGCAGACCCACCGCGAGGTGAACGCCATCTCGGCCAAAGTCACGCAGCGCGTCACGCCCAGCAGCGAACTCGCAGTGTACGGCGCATGCCCCAACCCCATGTGCGGCCACACCGTGCGCGGCGTCATAGGCGAGGCGACCGCCACCTGCGGCTACTGCGGAAGCATCTGGGGCACGGCGCTGCTCAGAACGATGCGGCGCGACCGGCTGCTGGAATCGCACGTCACCGGAACCGCCACGCAGCTCGCACGCATGCTCCAGACCGAAGGCTACAAGATCAAGCCCGAGCGCATCAGACAATGGGCGCACCGGGGACTGCTGCACGCGGTACCCGCCACGACAGCGCAAGTCTCATACCTCGCCGGCGACATCGTGCGAATCATGGAAAAGAAAGCCGAGAAGGACGGCGTGCCGGACTTGACAAACACTGTCACGAATGGTTAACTAAAATAGAATTTAGTGCATGCAAGGCCGGTAGAGATACCGGCCTTTCGCATATCCAAGACCTTCCCGAACGCAAGCCGGTCGGATGGCACCCGGCATTACGTCGCCGGGCATCTTCAACGCATCCCCCGATACCCCACCGCAATGCAGAGGTGACAGCCCATGCCCAAGCGCCGGTGCGCATGGCCCAACTGCCCGCAGCTCGTCAACGTCGGAACGCGCTACTGCAAGCAGCACGCACACGAGCACGAGCGGCAGCGCGGCACACCAGCACAACGAGGATACGACACCGCACACAAGCGGATGCGAGCGCAATGGGCAGCAGCCATGGCACGCGGCGCACGCCCCACCTGCAAGCGCTGCGGCCAGCCAGTCAAGCCAACGCAATCATGGGACTTGGGACACGACGACAGCCGCACACGCTGGACAGGCCCCGAACACGCGCACTGCAACCGCAGCGCAGGCCAAGCCAACAGCGTCAGGATGCGCGAGCATTGGCGCTGAACAGCAGCAGCGCGACAGCAGCGACAGAGATACAACAAGACAAATAAAAACATAACAAAAACGAACACGAAATGTTAAGTTAAATCGAGCCGAACCGACGCAAGGGGGTGGGGGGGTGACCCCGCCAGCACCGGCCCGGCACCGCCGGTGAGGCGACTCGCAAGTGCGGAGGGTTCAAAAGTCCGATGCGGACGTTTCGGCAGTGTTCGTTTTATGTGCGGTTTTGCTGGCGATTGGCGGTTGTTGATGTCTGAGCGCGATCGCACGATTAATGGCTACAATCTCCCGCTGCTTGATGGCGTGGAAAACGTTGGGATGTATGATATTCCTGCGCTCAAGCCATGCGATGTGGTGCCTGATGATCTCATTGGATTCAATGAGGCCAAGACCACCGTGAGTTTCGACGCGGGCGTGCATTTCTTCTTGGATGACTACCAGTTCGAGCGCGTGTGGCGGCGTCCTGATGTGTATGTGAGGACGCTTGGCCGTTTTCAGTGCGTGCTCACCCCTGATTTCAGCCTGTACCGTGACATTCCTCTTGCTCAGCAGCTATATAACGTGTACCGGTCGCATCTGATCGGCGCGTACTGGCAGCGCATGGGTCTGAATGTGATTCCTACTTTGCAGTGGAGCTGGCGCAGGTCGTTCGGCTTCGCGTTCGACGGCTTGCCTCGTGGCTCTGCGGTAGCGGCGAGCGCGCTGGGCGCGGCGAATGATCCTGTGGCCGAGGTGTTGTGGGCTGCTGGCATGCGCGAGGCGCTGCGGCGCCTGAAGCCGTCTCTGGTGCTTTTGTATGGCCGTATGCCGGAGCATTTCGACTTCGGCGGAATCAATGTTATATGTTTTTCGAACAAGGCGATTGCGAGACTCAAATGGGTGGACGCGGAGCGTCGAGCGGCAGAGGCGGAGCGGGGGCAGGAGGCGCCGAGGCACTGTCATCGCTTGGCGTCGAAGTAAGCCCTGACGCAGCGCATGATTTGCCAGACACGTCTTTGGCCGTTATAGCAAGTGCCATCAATGACATGGTGGGAGAGTTCCCCACGCTCAAAGGCGCGGTGACGCGCATCGATGTTAATTCCAGGAGTTCCGAATACGCGCATGTCACGCCATTTGGTAAGCAAAACTACCTTTCCGTCTCAAATAGCTTCAGCGACATGAAGGGCATGAACGGCTAGCTTGCGAAGGAATTCAAAAGCAACCTTGGCGCTGCTGAGAATGCCAAAGAGGTCATCTACCACGAGCTTGGGCATGTGCTCGTGAATCAGGTGGCATTTAATGGTTCTACGAAGTTCAAGAATCCAGCGAAGGCGTTAGTTGACCGCAAGATCGCAGGAAGCATCATACATAAGGCTACTTTCGGAAATAAAGATTTTGTGAATCAGGCAAAGAATGTAGGAATGGACACGATGTTCAAAGGGACAACGCAATATTCCCGACAGAACAATGATGAATTCGTAGGCGAGGCGGTCGGCCAGTACATGAAGCTTGGGAGCAAAGCGCCGCCAGCGAGCCGTGCAGTCGTCAAGCAGCTGAAGAAGATGCTAGGCAATAATAAATAATCTGAATCGGGGTAACCGGAATGCCTTCTGGTGGTGCTAGGGCGCGTTCCGGCCCGTCGTTCGACCCGAATTCAGAGCGTTCGGAGCGCATGGGGCGCTCACTGCTGCCATTGAGCGCGAAGGGCTACAGGTTCCGGCCGAGGGCGTTTCCGCTGTCCCGCTACAAGCTGTATGACACTATGCGCTCGGATTCGGGCGATTTCGAGAAGATTCTCGACGTGGAGGGCACTCAGGATTGGAATAATCGTGAACATGAGTTGTGGAAAGAGCTGTGGAAGCTGCCACAGGCTATCGCGTGGCATATGCCGGAGTTCGCGTACCTGTTCAACACGGTGGCCCTGTATTGCCGCCAGTTTGTGATCTGCGAGTCGCCGGATGCTAGGGCCGCCGACCGGTCGACCTTGCAGCGGTATGCGGACACTATCGGCCTGACGCCACAGGGGTTGAAGCTCAACGGCTGGAAGATCGTGGATGATATGTCGAAGCCTAAGCGCCCGAAGTCTCGGAAGGCTGATTCGAAGATCGTGGCGTTTCCGTCGTCGCGCGACCGCTATGCCGATTTGGAGCTGTGATGATATCCTCGCTTGGCTTCCTGCTGATCGACTGGGTTGCCGCGCACTGCGTGGTTCCAGCTGGCTTCGACCTCAACGCCCCGTTCGTTATGACTGGCTGGCAGGCGCGCAACGCGATCGACTTCTACCGTGTGAAGCCGGATGTGAGATTCAATGCTTCGCGTCCGGCGCAGGCGTCGGCTTTCAAATGGCGTCGCGGGCAGATCGTGGGCGGGCAGAAGCTCGGCAAGTCGCCTTTCGGCGCTGCCGTGGTCTGCTTCGAGGCGGTTGGCCCGTGCGTCTTCGCCGGGCACGCGAAGGGCGGAGAATCGTTCCGCTGCGAGGACTGGGGCTGCTCGTGCGGCTTCGAGTACGAGTATCGCGCGGGAGAGCCGATGGGCATGCCCAGACGAACGGCGCTCGTCCAGCTTTTCGCCAATTCCGAGGAGCAGACGGCGAACGTGTACCGGCCGTTGCAGACGATGGTCAGGAACGGCAGTCTGGATGATCTCATGGCGGTGCGCGAGGGCTTCATCCGCCTGCCGAACGGCGGGAGAATCGACCCGGTGACGTCTTCCGCGAAGTCGAAGCTCGGCAACCCGGTGAATTTCGCGCTCTTGGACGAGAGCGGCGTGTACACGAAGCGATCCGGCATGTTCGAGGTCGCCGACACTGTGCTTCGCGGCGTCTCCGGCATGGATGGGCGGATGCTCGAGCTAACAAACCCGTGGGACCCGATGGACGCCACGTTCGGGCAGGCAACCTACGAGTCGCGATCGGACGACATCATGAAGTACTTCCCGAGGCATGACCCGGACTTGGATTTCATGGATGACGCCGACCGGCGCAAGATACTGGAATTCGTGTACGACGGCAGTCCATGGGTGAATCTCGACCAGATCGAGAGCACCTGCTCGGAGCTGCTTGAGCGCGACCCGGCGCAGGCGCGAAGGTTCTTCGGCTGCGAGCTGGTGCAGGGCCTCGGCTCCTATATGCCTGAAGCCTTGTATGACGCGACTGCTGACGACCGCGTGCCACCGTCGTCTGGCGCTGAGATTTGCCTGGGCTTCGACGGCTCGCAGTCCGGCGACTGGACGGCGCTTCGCGCGGAGAGCGTGGACGGCTACCGGTGGACTCCGACGTACGGGCCTGCGAAAAGGCCTGCGTTCTGGAATCCGAAGGAGTGGGAGGGCAGGATACCGCGCAGTGAAGTGGACGCCTGCATCTCCGAACTGTTCGAACACTATAAGGTCCAGCGCTTCTACTGCGACCCGCACCCGTGGGAGACGCAGGTGGACGCGTGGAGCGAACGGTACGGCGAGGACACGGTGGTGCAGTGGCCTACGAATCAGGTGGGGCGCATGTACAACGCGCTCGTCAGGTTCCGCGAGGACACGGCGGACCGTTCCACCTCGCATTCGCCCGACCCGACCGCCAAACTGCATATGATGGCGGCTCGCATGGTCGCCAAACCAGGGGACAAGTTCGTGCTCGGCAAGCCTTCCGAGAATCAGAAGATAGACATTTCCATGGCCGATATCCTCGCCCACGAGGCCGCATGCGACATGCGGACATTGGGCTGGGGCAAGGCCGACACGCGGGTGTACCTGCTCAGCGACGACGACGAAGGGGGAGCGCATGGCGGACGCGGCGGCGGAGTTATCTTCTGACGAACAGGCGATGATGCGCCACCTGTACACGCAGTTGCAGCGGCGCAGGCATACGCATGAGGAGCTTGACGACTACTATTCGGGAGATCAGCGCATACAGACGCTCGGACTCGCTGTTCCGCCCGAGCTTCGCGCATTCGAGTTCGCCTTGAACTGGCCGCGTGTGACTGTGGACAGCGTGGTGCAGCGCCAGCACGTGCGCTCGTTCAGCCTGCCCGACGAGCCTGACAGCAACGACTACATGCGCGAGATATGGGAAGCTTCCAACATGGAGTCCCAGAGCCTCATGAACCACCTTGAGGCCCGCATCCAGGGACACTCGTTCGTCAGCGTCGGCGCGAACCCGGACGACCCGGAGCATCCGATAATCGCCGCCGAATCATCGCGCAGCATGATAGCGGAGATCAATCCGATAACCCGTCAGGTCACGGCCGCATTGCGCGTCTACGACGACCCGCTGCGCAAGATAGCGCCCACGTACGCGACCCTCTACCTGCCCGACAACACCATCCAACTGCATCGCGCGAACGGCTGGAAATGGGAGATCGAAGACAGAGACGACCACAAGCTGGGCCGCGTCCCAGTCGTCCAGTTCCTCAACCGCCCACGCGTCGGCAACTTCGTCGGCGAATCGGAGATGAAGGACGTGATGCGCCCCGCCGACATGGCAGCCCGCGTGCTCATCGACTTGCAAGTTGCCGTCGAGACGAACGCGGTGCCCGGCAAATGGGCGACAGGCCTGAACAAGGAGGACTTCATCGACCCGAAGACCGGGAAGATGGCCCCCCTGTGGAAGGCGTACTACACGGCGATGACCATCACCCAGTCCAAGGAGGCGAAGTTCGGCCAGTTCAGCGCCGCCGACCTCTCCAACTTCAAGACTGTCATCGACATGCTCTCCGAGCAAGTCAGCGCCGTCACCGGACTGCCCATGCGCTACTTCGGGCAGAACACCGCGAACCCGGCCAGCGAAGGAGCGATACGAGCCGACGAGGTGCGATTGGTTCGCAACGTCGAGCTGAAGAACGCTATGGACGGCGACGGGTGGGGCGACGTTATGGCGCTCGCCTACCGGTTCGGCAAGGGCGACTGGCTTGACGGAAACCGGATACGCACCGACTGGGACGACCCCAACACACCCACGTTCTCGCAGAAGGCGGATGCCATCCAGAAGCTCAGCCCCGGAACGCCGATACTCTCGCAGGAGGGCGCGTGGGACGAGCTGGGATGGTCGCAGGCACGCAAGGACTTGGAGCGCGAGCGGTTCGCCAAGCAGGATGCGGCGCAGATGTCATTGCTCATGAAGCCGGAGGTGCCGAATGACGCTCCTATCGCAGAACCTGCCAGCCAGCGCGCGGGAGCAGTCCCGGAGCCTGCGCCAGTCCAGCAATGAGACCATAGGGCGCGTGTTGCTGGCGTGGCGTGCGAACGCTTCGGATGATTTCGACCAGTCGTTCCTGCGCTCAGCGCCCGCCATGCTAGGCCTGCTCGACTCGGCGCAGGATGATGTTTCTGGCATGATGTGGGACACGACGCCGGACGTGATGCTCGACATGCGATCAAAGGCGCTGCCGGGCCGCTCCTACGAATTCGACCCGACACGGCTGACCGGCTACGCGGGCAACGGCGAAGACACGTTCAGCCATCTGTGGGGCGCTGTGCTCGACGGCAAGCAGGCGGTCGGCAACGGAATGAACACCATTGCCGCGCTCAAGGTCATCGAGCATGGCTTGGAGACGCGCAGCCGCACCCTGCTGTCCGACACGGCGCGCACCGCTGGCCTCATGAGCGCCAAGAGCGTGAGCAGCACCGCGCACTACGTGCGCGCGCTCACCCCGCCCTCATGCGCCCGATGCGCCATCCTCGCCGGACTGCCCAGCGGCAAGATAGCGTTCGAACGCCACCCGCGATGCGACTGCACCGCCATATGGAGCACCAGCGAGAAGGCGCTCGCCACGCATTATGCGGACGCTGGCGACTATCTGCGCTCCCTGTCCGACGACGACCTGTCGCACGTGCTCGGCAGCAAAGCCAACGCGCAGGCATACAAGGACGGGGCCGACCTGAACCAGCTCGCCAACGCCTACCGCAAGCGCGGCGACGTGCGAACCGCGCAATTGTACGGCCAGCGCATCAAATACACGACCGAAGGCACGACGAAGCGCGGATTGGCGTACACGCGCATGAAGGAAGCCGGATACGTGAAAGCGCACATGCGCTACGGCTCCAAGTACTGGCGCGCCGACCGTCCCCGCCTCATGCCCGAGACCATCTACCAGATCGCAGGCAGCGACCATGCGGAGGCCTTGAGGCTTCTGCGAAATTACGGCTGGACTGACTAGCCGAACCATTTTTCCAACCATGGCCGCGATGGCCGTGGCGCTCGCGGCGCGACGCCGCACAACCCAAGGAGAACAGCATGAACAAGACATGGTGGCAGCGATTCAACGTCATCCGCACCATTGATGGCGCGTCGGACGAGGGAGGCTCGGCGGGCGACCCGCCCCAGACGCCCGAGGCGGAGCCGAAGACCGAACCGGAGCCGGAAGGCGCTGACGACGAAAATCTTGGCGAGGGCGGCGTCAAGGCGCTCAAGGCCGAACGGGAGGCGAACAAGGCCGCGAAGGCCGAACTCGCCGAACTGCAAGCCAAGCTCAAGACGTTCGAGGACAAGGACAAGACCGAAGCCGAGAAGCAGGCCGAAAAGCTCGCCAGCCTCGAAAAGTCCAGCACGGAGAACGCGCTCAAGGCGCAGCGATACGAGGTCGCCGCCGAAGCCGGGCTCCCCCTGAAGCTCGCCGGTCGCATCCGTGGCGACGACCATGACAGCATGCTCGCCGACGCCAAGGAATTGCTCTCCTACGCAGGCGACAAGCCGCACACGCCCAAGCCTGACCCGAGCCAAGGCAAGGGCGGAATCATCAAGCCAGCATCGCTCAGCGAAGCGATCGCAGCCCACTACAAGTAACCCACTCATAGAAAGGCCATGACATGGCTATCACTCTGGCGGAAGCCAAGAACAACACGACCGAGGACTACGATCCCATGGTCATCGACGAATTCCGCAAGGAATCTGCCATCCTCGACAGCCTGATCTTCGATCAGGCCGTCAACCCGGCCGGAGGCGGCGCGACCCTCGACTACGGGTACCGCCGCATCAAGACGCAGCCCACCGCCGCGACCCGCGCCCTGAACAGCGAGTACACGGCGCAATCCGTCGAAACCGAGAAGCATTCAACCACGCTGGCAGTAATGGGCGGCAGCTTCGACGTGGATCGCATCATCGCCAAGCTCGGCACCGAAGCGTCCGGCACGATCGCGCTGAACATCACGCAGAAGACCAAGGCCACCATCACCCTGTTCCAAGACATGGTCATCAACGGCGACACCGCAGTGGACGCGAATGGCTTCGACGGCCTCGACAAGGCTCTCACCGGAACCTCCACCGAGGATGCGGCGAGCAAGCCCGACTGGACTGACTTCTCGGACAACGGCAACAAGGTTCTCGACTCCATCGACGAGTTCCTCTCCCTGCTCGACGGGACGCCGACCGTCATCATCGCCAACCGCAAGGCGCTCGCACGCCTGCGCGCAGCGGCCCGACGCACCAGCCAGTACGTGAAGGACCCGGTGGCCGACCTGCTCGGCGCGAACGGCCGTCCGATCAGCCGCGAGACCTACGGCGGCATCCTGTTCGCTGACCCCGGCGACAAGGCAGGCTCCGCCAGCCCGATCATCCCGGTCGCCGCTGACGGCACGACCGACATTTACGCCTACCGCGTGGGGCTCGACGGGTTCACCGGCGTGACCACCGTCAACGGCTCCCTCGTGCACACGTGGCTCCCCGACTTCACGCAGGCCAAGGCCGTGCACACCGGTGAGGTGGAGCTTGGCCCGGTCGGCGTCGCCCTCAAGGCCACGAAGGCGGCAGCCGTGCTTCGCGGGGTGAAAGTCCAGTGAGCACGCGCATAACAGCCCCGGTAGCCGGATACTCCGGCACCGTCGTGGGCGTGACCTTCACCAACGGCGAAGGCGTGGCCGACGACCCTATGGCGCTCGCGTACTTCCAGCGGCACGGCTACACGCTCGAAGACTCCGAACCAGAACCCGAGCCGAAGTCCACGGCCAAGAAGACTGCAGCCAAGTAAGGGGTCGCAATGGGAGTAGCGCAGTACGCGACCGTCGATGACGTCTCCGCCGAACTCGGGCAGGACATCGACGCTGACTCCGCGCGATTCCGTCAGGTGCAGCGCTGGCTGGACCGCGCGGAGCGCATGATTCGCGGCACTGTCGCCCAACTGGACGAATGGTGCGCGGACGACGACTACAGGCTCACCGTCAATGACGTGGAGGTTGCCGCCGTAGCCCGCAAGGCCCTCAACCCAGAGGGCCTTCGCAGCGTCATGACGCAGGTGGACGATGCGAACGTCCAGCAGACCATCGACGCGACACGCAGCACCGGCGAGATAACGATTCTCCCGGACGAATGGTCGCGCCTGCTGAAAATCGACGGCTCGCCGACCATGAGCATCATAGCCTCGGCCGAACCAGACTCTTTCCCCCTGCCCAGCTACTGATAGGAGGCCGCATGGACGCCCTGCCGGCCATCCAGTCCGCCCTGGCGCGGCTTCGCGCCACTGCGGAAAGCATCATGACCGATGAGTTCACCGTGCTGCGCTATACGGGAAGCACGGTGACCGACCCGGAGACGGGCGTGGACTCTCCGGAGCATGTCACGGTCGCCACGACCATCGGCAAGGTGCAGTCCGCTGGCGGCATCGCCTCGCAGGTCATTTCGGCCACGGGCGACGCGCAGAACGCTGGCGGAAACGTGCCCCAATGGTCGCTGTACCTGCATTTCCCAGTATCGTTGACCGGCTTGCAGCCGGGCGACGTGGTCGAATGCACCCGATCAAATGACCCGGCGCTCACGGGACGAAGGTTCCGGCTGGTGAACATGCAGTCGGAGAAAACCCATGCGACCGCGAGGCGCTGGAACGTGAACGAGATACCGGAGGATGGATCATGAACCCGCTGCGAGGAATACTCCACAGAGGCAAGCCGAAGCACGCCGACATTCCGGGGCTTATACCCGGCGAACGACCGCTCACGCGGGAGGAAGTCGATTCCATCGGCTCCCAGTGCCGCGCGAGTCCGGCCATGAGCGTGCTCGAAGCGGACCGCATCGTGCGGGATGCGGAGGCGCAACTTGGGATTAGTTGACGTCTCGCAGGTGACAGCGCTGGCCGAAAAGCTGGCCGCGATCCCCCTGAAGAAGCAGCTTCTCGTGACGGCTGCGGTCAAGAAGGGCGCTCAGAACATCAAGGATGCCATCGCGGAGGACTTGCACGGCTCTTCGAACAAGGCCATCGCCCGCATTCCCATCGCCTACGAGATGAAGGACAGGGGCGTGATGGTGGAGGCGGACATCGGGCCTCGCGACGGCGGCGCTGGCGAACTCGCCAACATCGCATTCTTCGGCACGTCCAAAGGCGGCGGAACCCATGATTTCTACGAGCACGGCGAGGACGAATTGGACGCGACCGCCAAGTATGTTGCGAAGGCGGCTGAAGGCCTATGACCTCGTATCTGGACGCCCGCAACGCGATTCTCGGCCTGCTGCCATCCCTTCCCGGATGGACCGTCTACAAGGATGGCATCGCCAACGGAAGCAAGCCGCCGTGGATAGTCGTGTCCCTCTCCGAGAAGGGGCGTGACGGCTCGGAGGCGGGCAGTACGAGCAGTCACCGCGCCACGCTGAGCATCCGCGTGGTATCCACCAGCGAGAGCAGCATCGGCGTCGTGTGCGACCGTCTCATGCGATCGCTAGACGGCGCTCAGCCGGGCAGTGGCATAGCTGGCCTGCTCGCCGATGTGGATTCCGGCGTGTACGCCTCCGAATTGGTCAATCCCGACACCTCGACGCCCTACCTGATGCGCGTGCTCTCATGGCGCACCGGATGGAGCGACTAGACATAACCCAATAAACCGGCCCCGGCAGTCGTCGGGGCTTTTTCGTACCCAAGAACGGAGCCGATTATGGCATACGAAGACCCTGCACCGGCATCACTAGAGCAGGATATGAAGACGGTCTTCTGCAAGACCATCGCAAACATTAAAGCGCCGAAGATCAGCGAGCTGACCGGCGTGGGAGCCACTGACATCTCGAAGTGGATAACCGTGGATGGCTGGCATCCCACCATGAAGCAGTCCTTCGAGGATGATGCGCGTGAGGGCGTGGGCACTGTCGGCAAGATTCCCGGCGTGATCGCGTTCGACAACACGGAGATTCAGGTCATCGACAATGTGAACGCCGGTCAGGATGTGCCGAACATCGCCGTGACCACGCTCACCGAGGGAACATCCGGCTTCTTCGTGCGCCGGCGTGGTCCGGGCGGCGCTGCCAAGCCGTTCGCAGCCGGTGACAGCGTGAGCGTGTACCGCGTGGTCATCGCGAAGAAGACTCCGGTCGCCCACACCGGCAACGCGCGGCAGATGAGCCTCATCGGCTTCTCCATCGCCCCTGACTCGATCGCCGACGAGTCCGCGACCGTAGCGGACGGGGCCTGATATCAATGCTCCCCTCGTGGCGTTTCCACATTCCTTTCCACCACGAGGGGCTTTACTTCTTTTCATCGAATAGGAATGACCACGTTTTGAAAGGAATAGGGACATGGGAATAACCATCACCAAGCCGACGCGGACCGTCGAAATCATCACCGACTACGCCGCATTGCAGGAAAGCATCAGCATCGCCAACAGCCTCGGCGAAACCCCGTCAAAGCCGTCGAAGACGGCGCTGGCGAAGGCCGTAGCCTCCGTGGATGATTCGACGCTCGTGCTGTCTCTGCACGGCCTGAATTCGAGCCAGTGGAATGCGATAGTCGTGGAGAACACGCACATCGTCAAAGAGAGGGTGGTCAAGGACTGGCCGCAGATGGTCAAGGACGCCGTCCCCGCCATGCTCGACAAGGCGAAATGGAAGACGAAGCCCGCGCCCGTCGAACTCGACGCCGCCGAACTGGATACGCTATTGGACTCGCTGACTGACTCGCAGACGCAGGAGCTGATAGTGGCCGCGCAGGAATTGAACACGCCCGTGACGGCAGTCCCAAAAGGCGTTCGCGACCTTCTCTAGCCGACCATCTCGGCGAGCACCCGCAGATACTCGCCGAACTGAGATGCGCCAAGTCGCTCGGCATCAGCTACAAGCGCTTCCTCGGCTGGACGCCAACAATCGGCGACGAGACCGAATGGGATGCGACCGAGCGGGAGTGGATGCTCGCGTTGCAGGCGTACGAGGCGTCGCGCATATGCCCGGTGTGCGGCATGGACATCGACTTCTGCCATGACGAGCACAAGGTTCGCTCCGCATTCTCCGGCGCGGGCGTGGAGCAGTGCTTCGTCGGCCAGATGCGCGAGCACGCGATGAAAAAGTTCGCCGATTCGGGCGTCGTGGATGCGCCGAACAGCCTGACCACGAGCCTCACGGCGAAAACAACATAACAGAATAGAGGCGGATGGCAATGGCTGTGAACGAGAACATCGTCATCCGCCTCATGGCGGACACCAGCAACTACACGACCCGCATGCAGGCCGCGTCCGCGCAGGCCGAGCATCTGAGCGCGGCGCTCGAAAAGCCCATGAGCACCAGCGAAAGGTTCAGCGCCGGAGCCATGAAGGCGGGCCTCGCGGTCGGCGCGCTGTCCGCAGCCATCGGCGTCGCCGCCGTAAAAAGCTTTATCGACTTCGACTCGAAGATGAGCGAAGTGCAGGCCAACACCGGCGAGACCGGCAACAGCCTGAACGAGCTGCGCGAAGCCGCTTTGAACGCTAGCCGCATCAGCGTGTACAGCGCCGAGGACGCCGCCGACGCGATCAACGAGCTGGGCAAGGCCGGCGTCAGCACCAAGGACATCCTCTCAGGCGGACTCTCCGCCGCATTGAACCTCGCCGCCACTGACGAAATGAGCGTGGGCGACGCCACCCAGTACATGGCCTCCACCATGGCCCAGTTCGAACTTAAGGGCAAGGACGCGGGGCATATCGCGGACGTGCTCGCCGCAGGCGCAGGCAAGGCGCTCGGCAGCGTCAAGGACATGGGAGACGCGCTTGCCAACTCGGGCACCACCGCGCACAGCTTCGGCATCGGCTTGGACGAGACGGTGGGCACGCTGGCCGCGTTCGCGCAGGCCGGAACCATCGGAGCCGAGGGCGGCACCCAATTGTCCTCCATGCTGCTCGCCCTGTCGCGCGGCACCAAGGCCCAGAAGGAGGAGCTTGACCGGCTTGGCATCAGCGTGTACGACGCGGGCGGCAAGTTCGTCGGCATGGCCGGACTCGCGGGCCAGTTGCATGACAAGGAGAAGAACCTCACCGACGAGGAGCGCAACCATGCGAATGCGGTAATATTCGGCTCCTACGCCATCAAGGCCGCGAACGTCCTCTATCAGGAGGGCGGAAAGGGCATCGCGAACTGGACCAAGGAGGTCGGACAGAGCGGGTATGCGGCCGAGATCGCGGCCAAGAAGACCGATAACTTCAAAGGCGACCTGACGAAGTTCGCGCACACCGCGCAGGATGTGCTGATAGGACTCGGCAGTGCGGCGAACGGCCCCCTGCGCGAGGTCACGCAGAACGCCACCAACCTGCTCAACCTGTTCCGCAGCATGCCCGCATCCGCCCAGCAGTGGACTGTCGGCGCGGGCCTCATCATCGGCTCGGTCGCAGGATTGCACAAGATGTTCGGCGGCCTGGCCGAATCGTCCAGCGCCACGAGCCGCACTATGGGCCTCATGCTCGACCCTGTGCAGCGCTTCCAAGCAGCACTGCCCCAGCTATCCGCAGGATTGGGCGACCTGACTGCGGCAGCACGCGGCCCAGAAGAGGGATTGGGCCTCATGGCTAACGGCATGACGCGCAGCGCCACCGCCACGCAGGGACTGAAAAGCGTGGGCGGCGGGCTATTGAGCATGCTCGGAGGTCCGTGGGGAGCGGCATTCACCGGAGCGGCCGTCGTGCTGGGAATCTTCGCTCAGAAGAATGCGGACGCGAAGGCCAGAACCGATGCGATGACGAGCGCCATGCAGGACGGGCAGACCGCCGCGCAAGTGCTCGCGCAGAACCTGCAATCGGGCAACAACACCGACTGGGGATGGTTCCAGAAGGCCCGCACCGGCGCGAGCAGTCTGTCAGACGCGCTCAAGATCGCGGGCGTCTCGCAGAAGGACTTCATCGCCGCCGCGAACGGCAACGGCGCTGCCCTCGGGCGCGTCAACTCGGCCCTCGACTCCACAGCTGGGTCCATGAGCGGCATGAGCGCGGTGAGCGACGAAGTGCGCTCCAAGCTCGGACAGCAGACCAAGGCCGTCAACGACAGCCGAGAGTCCGCCAAGCAGGCAGCCGAAGCCGATAAGCAGGCCACCGCCGAGAAGGTCAAAGGCACGCTCGCCACCGCAGGCCTCACCACGGCCACCGGGCAGAAGGCCGACGCGGACGACAAGGCCGCGAACTCGAGCCAGATTCTCGGGGAGGCTTTCGGAGCCACCAACAAGGGCATCAGCGATCAGGCAAGCTCACTCGGCGAGGCCATCGACGCCTTGAAGACCTACTACGGGTTCGCGCTGTCCGAGTCAGACGCCGAAATCAAGATGCATGACAGCTTCGACAAGGCGTCGCAGGCGGTAGCCCAGAACGGCGCGACCCTCGACCTCAACACGGAGAAGGGGCGCGGCAACCAGAGCGCACTGAACGACGTGGCGAAATCGGCCTTGGATGCCGCTGAGGCGCAGGCGCGCAACGGCAAGACCATCGACCAGATCATGCCCACCATCGACGACGCGCGAAACCGGTTTATAGACTTCGCGCAGAAGATGGGCATGAGCGCAGGTCAGGCCAACGCCTTGGCCGATCAGTCCGGCTTGACGCGGGGCGCTGTGGACCGGCTCTCGCAGGCCGTGAACAACGTGCCCAACGGCAAGGACGTGAAAATCACCGCGAACACGGACGACGCAACCAACAAGATACAGATGGTGCGCAACGACCTCGTAACGCTCGGAGACAAGACCATTCGCGTCACCATGAACTACGTCAGCACAGGCGAGCACATAGCATCGGGGGGAGGCGGCGGCACATCGACGAAATACGCCACGGGCGGCCTCATAAGCGGTCCGGGAACCGGGACGTCCGACTCGATAGCGGCCCTCGTCTCCAACGGCGAATACGTGATGAAGGCGAGCACGGTGGAAGCCCTAGGCGTCGGGTTCCTCGACATGCTCAACTACCAGCGGTACGCGGACGGCGGGCTGGTGGGACGCTACGAGAGGACGCCGGTTCCGGCTGGCTACACGCGGCAAGCGCCGACCGCACCGGCCTACGAGCAGACGGTGCAGATCAACCACTACACGACCGGCAGCTCCAAGGCTGACGATGACATCATGGTCTCCAAGATGCGCTCCCAGACGCGCATGCTCATAGGACAGGGGGCGCGGCGATGACGATGGTGCGCTACTACACGCTGACCGGCAGCACGCCGCTTCTCACCCTGTACGCGGATGCGGGGAGACATGAGACCATCCTCCGGCTCTTGGACGGGTGGGCGTCTACCACGCAGGGCGTCGCGCAGAGCGTGGAGCGCGAATCGGGCAACGGCGGGCATGACATCGCGGAAGGCGACCTCGACTACGGGGTGCGGACCGTGACCGCTGACTACCGGCTCATGGCCGACAGCCGCTCCCGCCTGCTCGCATTGAGACGCCAGACGCGCTCGCTGGCCGGACGGCTCTTGCGCGTGCGCGTGACCGACGACATGGACGACCTGTACGCGGTCGGACGATTGCAGGAAGTCACCGCCGACACGGGTGCCGCGAACGAGCGGACGCAGACCGGCAGCATCATCGTCATATGCGACCGGCCGGAAATACTCTCATGGACGGCGCATTCCGCACAGCTCACCGCAGCGCGAATACAGCCCGGAGGGCTCGCATACGGGCCTTCCGGAGCTGGACTGGCCTACCCGGTCAACTACGGGGCGACCGGCGACGGCAACGACATCGGCATGCTCTCCAACGGCGGCTCCTACGAGTCGTACCCGCTGCTGGCCGTCACCGGCCCATTCCCGGACGGTCTGCTCATATCGCATGACGCGGGGGCGCTCGAATACGCAGCGCCCATACCATCCAGCTCGACGCTCATACTCGACTGCGACCCGCGCTCCCAGTCCGCCACGATGGGCGGCGTGGATGTGGGCCGCAACCTGACGCGGCGCGATCTGCCCACCATCCCGGCCGGAGGCTCCATAATGCTGCGCCTGCTCTCCGCAGGCTCGGGATGGGTCACCTGCACAAGCCGCGACACCTACCTATAGAGAGAGGCAATAATGACCACAGCACTCGGGGCGGACGTCAACGCAAGCGGTGTCGGCATGGACGCGCTCACCCACCGCAGAATCATACAGGGCGAGTGGGCGAACACCGGAATCGTCGGAGGGCTGGATGTCGTCGGCCAATCCTCGCTTTTCTACAATGTTTTGGCCGGTAACGCCGTATGCTCGAACGGCTCGGCTGACGGGTACACGCGGGCGTATTGGCCGGGCGGCAACACGGAGCATCCGGTCACGGCTGGCGACAATACCTACCCGCGCATCGACACTGTGTACATTCGCGCCGGAACCACGAAATCGGATAACAGCGTGCATGTGGACGTCGCGCAGGGCACGCCGAGCGCAAGCCCGACCGCGCCCGCGCTCCCGGTCGGGGCGCAGGAATTATTGAAGATGACGATGCCGGCGGGCGCGACGAACACCGCATCCGCCATACCGGGCAAGGACCTCACCTTCGCGATACGCTCCGGCGCTACGGCCGGACTGCTCGCGCATGTCGAAGAGAACTACGAGGGGCCGTCGAACTTCAACGACAAGGGCAAGGATTACTTCAGCCTTGACGCCGACTTCTACCTGCCCACTGACCGCCTTCTGGAGTTCCGCTTCAGCGGCATCGCCTGCGCCTGCATGCATACCGATATCAAAAAACCCACGCAGGATGCGACGCAGATGGCCTGCTGGTATGCGGGCATCCAGCTCGACAACGTTGACATTCCCGGAGGCGGGCAGCAGTTCCAAGTGTCGCGCGCGTGGGAGCCGTGCCGAATCAACGTGCGCGCCATCGCTCCGAAAGGACGACGAACCGTGCGACTGAGAAATTTCCGCGTCCAGTGGGGCGAGAACCTGTACTTCATCTGCCATTCCGACGCGCAGGAAACCTACCCCGGGCGCACGCTTGAAGTGTGGGATTGCGGAGCTGCGAAGTGACATGGCGGCACTGGCTGACCGACGCGCGCACCGGCCTCATCATCCGCCCTATCGACATCCCGAGTTTCCAGTGGGAGTGGACGATATCGGATTCCTCGTTCACCACGACGCCGCAGGAAAAGGGCAGCAAGAACCTAGGCGGCGACGACACGAGCAGCGTCACGGTCCCGTTCAGCCAGTTCGACCACAGGGACGCTGACGGCAACCTCACCATCCGCGCCTCGCAAAGCGAGATAGCGAGCCTGCTGTCAATGGGACGGCGAGGACTGCTCACCACATGGGCATATCCGGCCTGCGCCGACCCCAAGGGCGACCCGCTGTTCTGGGGCGTGATAGGCAACCCTCAGGATCACTGGCTCGACACGACCTTCCCCCTTAGCTCGATACCGGATATTCTCGCCGAGCGCTTCGCGATACGCGACGGACAGTACCATGACGGGCGCAGCACGGACACCGTGACCTATTCGGGCCTCTCGCAGCGCGGACTGGCATCCGAGCTTGGCAGCATGGCGACCGAACAGAAGAACGGCGGCATGCTGCCCATCGACTGGACATACAGGGGCGAGAAGGCCGCGCCCGGCTACCTCTGGTACGAGCACACCGCATGGGCTGACAGCGACGACGGAACAAAGAACTTCACCGTCTCCTACGCCGCTGGCCGCAAGTACATGGGCACCTGCACCGACCATTCGACAGCCGACCCGAGCACGCCCTCCGCATACGAATGGAAGTCGTATGATGCGAAGACCGTGGGGCGCGCGAACGACGGTCCGACCGGCAGGCCCGCGAACACCGCATTGCAGGCGTGGAACGTGCAGAACCTCATGGTCAGGCGCATGCACGAGGACATCGCCAACGCTGGCGGCGGGCCCGACATGACATGGGCACCGTACTGGGCTGACTCGCAGCACGTGCGAATGAGATTCCTCGCCGCATCGGACGGCGACCAATATCTTGAGACCAACCATCCGCCCATCGTCCTCACGGCCGGCCCACGCGGCGGAAGTCTCGAAAAGCTCGTCGTGGACTACGCTCCGGCCATCCAGCGCTGGTATGCGACCGGGGCCGGAGCGGACGCGGCTACAGTCACCGCGCTCGCCGAGGACATGAGCCAGATCACCGGCTCGCATGACCCGCCGATACTGCGCGAGGCCGTGTTCAGCGATTCGGACGTCACCGACTGGCGCGAACTGAAACGGCGGGCGCAAGGGCTGCTCGCCGCGAACCGGCTTCCGCTCATGCAGTTCACCGGCACCATTCACGCCGATGACATGCGCTCGGACGGACTGCCCGCGCACCCGTTCGGATCATTCCGCCCCGGCGAAATGTTCTACATAGACATACAAGGACACCGGCGACTGCCGGACGGCAGGTACACGACCCGCCTCATGCGCATGAACGGAGATCAGAGCGGCGAGGCGACCTGCGTATTCGACGCCATCCCCTGCCCTGTATGACATAGCAAAGAAGAATAATATGGCTTCACATCCAGACATCACCCGCAAGGACGGCGTATCCTCTGCGATAGAGACGGCCGGAGCGGCGTACGACGTGGCGTCTCGTGCTCTCACCCGCAGCATCGGCAATTTATTCATCCCGGATGGGATCGGCTCAGATTCGGGCACACTGATAGGCGACAGCGTGCCCGGCGGCGGCATCGCGCAGTGGGTTGGCGATGACACGGTGCCGGGCAAGCCTACGGGGTTGAGCGTGGAGTGCCATCTGGGCGTGCTCGCAGTGTCGTGGGCTGGCATGCTGGATGGTGGCGTGCCCCCTGATTTCAGCCATGTCGACATCCTGTCGCGGCATGAGCTGGATGGGGGAGGGACGTCGACCGATCTGCTCGGCTCGCTCGCGAAGGCCGGCTCGGTGTCGTCGATGGCGTTGCCGGAGGGGTCGAGCGCGAGCGTGTGGGCGTACGCGTATGACGACGCGCATGACGCGGACGGGAACCCGAGCCCGCATGAGAGCCCGCAGTCCGATATCATCACGGTCACGGTGGTGGATGAGAGCGTCGCTTTGCTCGCCCGGGAGCAGCAGGATATCGCGGCTGTGCAGGGACAGGTCGCGACGATCGACGGCAAGGCGGCTGCGGCGTTCTCGGCGGCGGACGCGGCCAGCGCGAAGGCCGACCTGGTGCGCAGCGATGCGGCGGCGGACACGCAGTCGGTGCGCGATGCCGCCGCGAAGGCCCAGTCGGATGCCACGG